GGACTGGGGGCAAGACGAAATGGAAAATGCGATACACGCATTGGAAATTCCGTTTTCAGATATACACGCTTATTTTTTTACTCATAAAGTTGAGAATATCTCAACTAAATAAAACTGCATAGGAATAAACACAACTATAGAAAAGAAGGTGAAGAGAGATAGAAGGATATTACACAAAAAAAACTGAAGTAGGAACAGGGAGACTTCATATAGAAGTTATGAATTTGCCGGAGTTCAAAAAATTGATAAAACAGGCAAAAAAAGAAGCCGATCAATTGCGGGAGACAATCAATCGGCTTGAAAATTTTGAACTGGCAATAGATTTTAAAACTCTTGATGAATAAGCTATTTTGGCGAGATAGCTGATGCTTTTTCAACAACAAGGTCCATCGAAATGAAATATTGAGTAGCTTCTATAAAGTTTTTCATATCGATGAAATTAAACTCCTCGTGTTTACGGACATAATGAGTTTCGTCATTTCCAATCCAAGCGGAACGTTTTGCAAGTGTAACGATTGAATCTGCGGATATATATTTCTCGATACATTTAGCTAATGGTGTGTTCTTTATTTCTTCACTTGAATCAGGATTTTTATGAATGGCGTAATCTTTTATAAGAAACTCCAAAGCTTTACGGTATCCAATTCCACATATTTCGGTTAAACCAGTAGTTTCTGCCAGTTCTGCTTGATTATAGATTTTAACAAACTGCGGAGAAAGTTGCTTTATTTGTTCAGGAAAGTCTGTAGTTCGTAAAGATCTTGGAAATATGTGCTCTATGTGTCCAGCATCTATAAAGCTAGGGGAGGCGGAAAAAGTAGAGTATTTTACCATAAAACATTGCTGACAATGCGGGCAAAAGAAAATCGAGTATAAAAAGCTCCCGGAGTAATCGGAGATATAAAAACTTGACTTTGGAAATTCTCCATAGGCTGTATCACATATTGGACATTGACTTGGTAGTTCGATTTCAAAGCTTTTTTTAGGACAATCTGGGGAAAGAGGAGTTGCTTTGATAAGTTTTTGTAAATTCATGAGCAGAATTCCTTTCATTTGTATGTATTAGGAAATGCCAGTACCTATATCACAAGAATATGAAAGAAAGCAGGAAAAGTCAATGAGTACACCAAATAATTTTAATCACTTACCGGGAAAAAGAAAATTAAAGTAAAACATCAACACAGAAACAAATACCAGAAGGGAGGAGTCTGAGATAGAAAAAAGGTAATTATTTCAAAGAAAGTGTGGATATCACTACTTTCATCTATGCTGACGTTAACTGTTTTTTCGGCGTGCTGGTGGTTTCATAAAATGTTTTTTCTTATTTTAGTTTGTACATTTTACTCTACAAAGAAGCTTATCGGGGAAGTAATTGGAAACATAAAATTTGAAGATGAGAAAGCTGATTAGCATTTTATGAAAGATATTACAACAGTATTACAGGAAAGAAGGCTTGTAGGATAACCATTAAGGCCCGCAAGGCCGGATAGGAGGAATGGTGAGATGATAACGATAATAATCTCTGCGATTATTTCGGCTATCACAGCAAAAATAGTAGCCACCTACTATTTTGAGAAAGCAGATGGCTACGTAAAAGAAATGTGTGAAATGACAGAAAAGAACAATAAAGAAACGATAACTATTCTACGCAAACTTCAAGAAAACTCAAAACCAAAGGAGACGAGCTGAGATGGAAGGTTTGCTTTTAGACAAAAACCAGTTACGGAATACTTTCTTTCCATAAAGATACTCCTTTCTTTGATACTCGGCATGGCAGTGCCTGTATTTACAGGATGGGAACATACAGCTCGACAGTCAATGAAAGACGTTCGACAATTTGCTTAAATTTTTTATAAAGAGGTGGAAAAAAATGAACAGATTTGATCTCTTAAAACAGACAAATACAGATCTTGCAGCTCGCATAATTATAGAATTTGGAAAAAGATTCTACGATAATCCAGAAGCTTTAGTAGAACATCTGGAAAGCAAGATAACAGAAGAAGACCTGCGCCGGATTAATGATGCAGGTCGTAAGGAAGGGTTAAGACCGATCGTCTTTATCCCGTAGGCAATAGTAACAGCCATTTCCGTTTGGGCATCCCATCATTTTTGCATAAATCAAACAAGACATATAAGAATTATCCATTCTAATGTGTTCTGGCTTAATTTTATCAATTTTGCATTCTGCTGTTTCATTATCCAAGTCGTGAATTTCGCCGGTATTGATATTAAGCAGAAAACGTTTGCCATTAAACGGTGTCTGAGATCTTCGCATAATCAACCCTCCTTCCATATGTACTCGGGTGTGCCAGCACCCTGTATATACAGAATAGGAGCGTACTGTCGAAAACACAAGAAAAAGCGTTCGACAAAGTAGTAAAAATTCTATAAACACAACAAATACAATCTTCATACGATAAAACAGGAGGTGAACCAGATGGCAGTTATCAAAGAAATCAAAAACGGATCCGGAGGAGTAATCCGGATCCACGACGACTACTGCAAGAACAACACTCCGGAAGACAACCAGAAGATCATAGATAACGTATCCCGGATAGTGAATGATTATTACATAAGAAAATCAGTAGGGTAGAGGAGACGAATAAAGATGCAGAAGAACCTGATCATCAGTCTGGTCATAGGCCAGCTAGTAGCATTGCTTCCGATCTGGGACTGGGGTGACAAACTCACATTCCTGACAGGAAGCATTTGTATAACGATCGTGGCCATGATAGTGATCACATGGCTGGAAGATAGAACCAGAGCAATGAAAAGAGCCCTCACATCGGCAAATGTAAAGGGCTCACGTAATTAAAGACAACTTCAGTATATCAAATTTGGAGAAGAAATCAAGAGGTAAAAGAAAAAAGGCTCAGGTGTTGCACCACCTGAGCCAGGACCATCCGGTCCCTGGAGTAAATTAGTTTACATAAATATAACACCAGGGAGCCGGAAAGTCAAGCATCCGGCGGTTATGTACCGCTATATTTTTAACTTTTTTTGAGGGGACAAGATCCCCTTGCAGGCTTGATTAAACGTATTAGAGATGAGACGAGGGACACTTTTATGAAGTGTGGGTATATAAGGCAGACCTGGGACTGTGGGAACACCAGAGAAGTAGAAGAAAAACATACAGGAAGATATGGAGCCAGGGGACAGAAAAGACAGAAGAGGAGAAAAGCCACTCCGGAAGAGATCGCTAAACAGAACCAATGGAAAAGGGAACGGGATGTCCGCCGTCTGATTAAATGGAATTTCGGAATAGGAGATTACTGGTTCACGCTGACGTACAAGAAAGGCCCACGGCCGCCCTGGAAACAGATGCAGAAAGATATGTCAAAATTCATTCGAAAGCTCCGGGACAGGTATAAAAAATATGGATGGGAGTTGAAGTACATATACCGCTTGGAGATTGGAAAGCAGGGCGGACCCCACGTACATATCCTGGTCAACCGGAAATCAAACAATGAGACAGATACAGGGCTTCTAGTGGAAATGTTATGGAACCATGGCCATGCACAGACAAAAAGGGTGTATGACGTTGATTCTGGAGAACTAGCACAGTACATAACCAAGCCGCTGCAGGATCATGAGCCGGAAGATCTGAAACGGTATCACCCGTCCAGGAATCTAATCCGCAAAGATCCAGAAAAAGAAGAGATAAACAGAAGAAGCTTGCTGGACAAGCATGGAAGGCCGCGAGATCCGAAGCCGCCAAAAGGCTGGGCGATCGTGCCAAACTCAGTAAAATGCGGAAAAAACAAGATAACAGGATACGCATACCGGCATTACATATTAATCAAAGCAGAGAAGAGAAGGGAATAACATGCAGCAAGTAAATGTTTTTATTGAGACAAGCAGCCGGTTTCGCGGAAATGTGGAAAGAAAATGCGGATATGTGCTGTCGACTCAGCTCCGGACAGGGAAAAAGACAAGGGAGCATTTTGGAAGGGTAACTGGAACATATCATCAGGCCATATTGCTTACCATGGTGGATGCACTGGATCACATGACGAGAACCTGTGACGTGTGCTTTTACATAAGCGATCTGTATGTTACAAGTCGCCTGGGAAAGATCACGGAAATGGCCGGATCCGGCTGGCTGGACACAAAAGGAAAGCCGATCGCGAACAGAGAGGAATGGCGCAGACTGTTTAAAGCTATAAATCAGCTTCCGGATCCACACAAAATCTCTGCAAAAACAGAGAAACACAGTTATTCCGCATGGCTGCGAGAGGAGATGAAAAATCGTGAATGTGGAAGAATGCTGGGGCAGGGGATGGAGCCTGCGCCCGGAGCACAACAAATCAACAATGGAATGCCTGGGTACCATTACTAGATCCGGTATCCGGTTTACATACTATAAAGACGAAAAAGGAGGAATATGGTTTGATGATGAACCGATCGGAGGAAAACCAGAATGGATGCAGAGAGCAGACAAGGAACGAAGACGAAGGCATAGACGGCATTCTTGAAGCCTTAGGAGCCTACGTGTGTGACGAGCTGTGCTGCCATCGCGGGGAGAATCTGACACAAGAGGAAATGGAATGTTTTTGCTGTCATTGCGAGATGCAGCAGTACACAGATAAGATCAGAGAAATGCTGTAAAAGATCAAGGAGGATATCATGAGAACAATAGCAATTATCAATTTAAAGGGCGGTGTGGCCAAGACCACATCAAGCATTAACATCGCATACATACTGATGCGGAAAGGATACAAGGTACTTCTGGTTGATAATGACAAGCAGGGGGACTGCTCACGTGGAATGAACCGCCGTACCCAGGACGGGGAAGGAATCGACCGGATCATGGTAGACCGGCATCCGGATATGGAAAAGCTAATCAACAAGACTGACTATCTGCATCTGGATATCATCACAGCAAACCTCGGTCTCCTGACTGCGAACATGGAAGTAACCATGGACCGTGTACGCCCACAGCAGAACCGGTTGAGAAAGGCACTGCAGCAGGTAGCCGATAATTACGATTTCTGCGTGATCGATAATGCTCCGGATATCAATGTGTCGGTGATAAACGCCCTGACTGCCGCAGACGATGTCCTGATCCCGGTGGAAGTAGATGATAACACGCTGGAAGGAATGAACGAGCTTTTGGATCAGATCGATGATGTAAAAGAAGAATTGAATCCGGATCTGAAGAACGTGCGCTGCTTTATAACAAAATATCAGAAATTCAACCAGGCGCACCTGCAGGGAGCGGAGATCATCGAAGAACAGTACCCAATCATGAGAACGAAGATACGCTTTTCTGGTGTAGTAGCAAGGAGCACATTCGTGCGCATGCCTGTAGCATTGCACAGTCCCAGATCAGCGGCAGCAGAAGACTATGAAACCCTCGTGAATGAGTACCTGGATATGATTGGAGATGAAGACGATGGCGAAATTTGACCTGAAAGGACTTCTCAATGACAGATCAGTTCCAGACCGGCAGCAGGATCAGAAAATCGTATACAGGAATCCGGAAGATCTGATCCCTTCTGAGGAAAATTTCTACAACACAGAGAAGCTTGAACGTCTGAAACAGTCAATTAAGCTTCTGGGAATCCTCCAGCCGCTCCTGATCGAGAACAGGGATGGGAAGGATTACGTTATAGCCGGCCATTGCCGCCGGAAGTGCTGTATCGATCTGCTCAATGAAGGAAATGACAGATTCAGCCGGGTCCCATGCATATATAAGACACACTCCGAACTGGAGCAGGATGCAGGCCAGGAAGACGATATAGTACGCCAGATCATGATCATCCAGGCGAACTGTTACCGTGACAAATCCGACTGGGAAAAAATGACTGAAACGCTCAAAATGGAAGGTCTTGTGAAAGAACTCCGTGAGAAAACACCAATGGAAGGGAAAACCAGGGACATCCTGAAAGACCTGATCGGAACATCCGGTGGCCAGTTGGGAAGATATCATGCAATCAACACAAACCTCTGCGAACAGCTGATGTCGGAATTTGAAGAAGACAGGATCAAGATTTCCGTGGCCTATGAAGCGTCCAAGCTCAACAGAGAGTATCAGAAACAGGCCTGTGAGTTATACGAAGAAACAGGAATCCTGACACTGGACGATATCAGAGACCTGTACCGGCAGCAGGAAGCAGAGAAAGGTATTCCTGGCCAGATGACCATCGAAACAGCAACCGGCCAGAACAGACCTCCGGAAGATGATACGGAGATTCCGGCAGAGACACAGATTGAGCGTTTCTATGAGAGTACAAACAAGAACATGAAGAATTACATCATCCAGGAAGACAAGAACATGACCATCTTCATGCTTTCGAACTTGTACGGATCAGCATGTGTCCGAAACGGACACCTCAATTACCAGGGATCAACCGCCGGGATCACCTTTAATCCAGGAGGGGTATTTGAACACGAGCTGTCCTGGCAGTCCCTGGCCAAGATCCTGATCGGGAAGCATGGGCATAAGAAACCGGTCAAGATGGTACCTGTAGATACACCGGAGAAAACGAAAAAGAAGGATAACGAAGTATCAGGTCCGGCAAAATGTATCACCGGAAAAAGTAAATCAGGAATCTGCGGGGCAGCAGCTTACTGTGACACAGAATACAAATGCTGTGCTCAGTGTCCGGATGCTTGTAACAGCCGTTGTGGATGGCTGGAAGAACGCTGCCAGCCGGAAGCAGAAACACCGGATGAAAAGCAGCAGGATTTTGTTGAAGATACCAAAATCGCAGACCATCCCGGTGAAACCACCGCATTGCCGACTATGAAGAATAATGATCAGAGAAAAGAATGGCTTAGGAACTACAAAGCTTGGGGTCTCTGGTATGAAGATAAAAACATCGGTGTTAAGTACTATAAGTATGATTTTAAAAATGGTGCCCGTCTGATCGTTGAAGAATATGCACCGGATCCAGTTGACCGAAACAGTTGGTGGGTGTCAAGATCAGAAACTTACTATATGCACCTTGTTGGAGGCCCGGAGCCAGAGCGTGGAGTACCGAAATGGACATATCATACACGGTACAATAAATATCCGAACTCAGAAACAGAGTTGATTGAATTTCTGAAGGAGGTACAGAAGAATGACTAAGTATCAAGATAGAGATCCACTGGAATGATTAAGGGTGTTTTCGAAAAAACCGATTAACATATAAACCCATCAGTCCTGCCGCACGAGCCTGTCAGATGCGGCAGGGGAAAGGAGGGTGTCCGATTCGGACACATAGAAAAATGTTATTCCCAAAACAGAAAAGTAAGAAAAAGAGGATGCGCCACCCGGCCAGCATCCTACACGATAAAAACAGCAGGACTTGTTATCTCTGCGTAGCACTCCATGACAACTGGAACGAACACAGGATCCTGGACGAACATCACATATTCGGAGGACCAAACCGGAAGAATTCAGAAGAATATGGTCTGAAAGTGTACCTGTGTCATGATCATCACATCTACGGACCGGAAGCCGTACACAACAACGCCCGGATCCGTCACGAATTACAGCGGACCGCACAGAGAGAGTTTGAAAAACAGCACAGCCACAAAGAATTTATGGAGATATTCGGCCGGAATTATCTGGATCCAGTAGAGATAGGGGAAAACAGTGAGAAAGAGAATGAACCTGTATAAGGTGGTAGATCAAAATGGAAATCAAGTATTTGAAGACCTGCTGATAGCCAGACAGGTCACAGAAAAGACTGGCTGCACAAAGAACAACGTAGCCCAGGCAGCAGCCAATTTTGCTCTTGTGAACAAGAAATACCGGATCATTCCGGAGGATATCAAACTGAGTAAGGCTTTAGATGTTGAGCTCCTGGCAGAATGGGACAGATACCGGAAGTGGATGCTGAAGGCAGCAGGGAGGGAAGTGTGAATAAAAGGCAGAAAAAGAAGTTGTTTAACAAAAAGTCCGGATTCCGACTTGTAAAGCTTCCACCTAACTACCAGACATGGATATTCCAATATTACACCGGTATCGGAGCAGTAACATACAAACGCATTTGCACAGAGAAAATCCCAGACGGAGCGAAATACTTGATAAACACCAGAAACGTAGAGAATTTCAACCGGATCATGGCAGAAAGGAGAAAATGATGGGAAACACATGTAAAACCTGTATCAACAACGATGATGGTCTTTGTGATCGCAAAGGAATCCTTGTAGAAGATGAAGATTTCTGCGAGCATCACTGGGCAGCAGAAAAGAAGGTCAGAATGAAACGACATGAGAAGAAGATGGACATCACACCAGAGCTGATGCTGTCAGCATATAACACACTGATCCAAGGGTGTAAAAGCCAGCCGGCCAGTGAAGATGGAACCTGCAGCAACTGTATCCTGTATCAGCACTGCCCAGGTGCATCAGATCTTCTTCCGGAAAACTGGCAGGAGATAAACTATCCGTATCTGGAGGAAAACACACTACATTACATAAAAGCTGGGAAAGTTAAACAGATTGTATTTGCCAGACGAGAAGATGCAGAGGAAAGGCTTGAGGAAATGAAAGAAGGTGTGAAATGAGCTACAAGAACAATGAAGGTTATCCAGATCCGACAGCCGGTAAGGCGGTCCGGGCAGCAGGCAGGATGCCGACACACATTTATAACGCCTTTTGTGTCCTGAATAATACGGCAGGCCTGTTGGGACTGGAGATTACAGGTATACGGGATCGAAAAACAGGAAAAGAATGGAAGAAATAGAGAAAGCCGGGAGCATACATGTTCCCGGCTAAAAGCATCGAAAGGGGAGGATACCAATGGGCGAGATCAAGATCACCAGGAAGCTTCTGGATGATTACAGAAAGTTAAAGAGGGAAATACCGGTCCTTTACCTGGAACTGAGAGAAATGAAAAATGGGGAGGCCGGTCTTGGAAACAGTACGATATTTGACTACACCACCGGCTTTGCGCGGCCACAGAGTGTAGTCGGATTCGACCAGGCACGATATGACCGGAGAAAACGCACGTACGATCATAAAATGGCACAGGCGGCAGCAGTGGAACGATGGATCCAGAGCATTGAAGATGGCCAGACAAGATATGTGTTTAAGGCATTCTATCAGCAGGGAATGACATGGGAGAAGATAGCAGAAAAGACAGGATATTCCCAGAGTCCTGACTATCCGAGACTTTACATCAGGGATACATATTTGAAAAAATGTGAGATTAAGTAAAAAATATCGTTTATATCGGAAATATCGTTATACAATACAATAGAAGCCAAAGGCGCAGAGACGACGAGGCTCATTCTCGCAACAAGCTGCCAGAGCCAGCCTACACCCTGGCGGCGATAATCCCTTAAATATAATTTACAGAAAGAACTTCGTAGAAATTACGAGGTTCTTTTTGTGTATATTTCCAATATGGACATGTAAGAACGAATGTTCTATAATGTAAATACCTTATAAGATGTGAATCATAAACATTGTTTGTTGAAAAATGTCAAATGATGGAGTATGATTTAAGCAAATTATATTTTATGGGGGAATTACATATGGCAATAAAAAAGGTTGAAGTTGCAAATTTTAATGTTGTTTTTATGGAAAAACATAATGAGGCTCCACTATTGCAATATTTTGACTTAATTGTTATGCCTGCACTAAAAAGTGGAATAAAAAGAATAGATGGAGATACATCATATCTTTTTACGGATGTTGAAATAATTAAAGATTCAGAGAATGATTATGTGTTAGTTGGGAATATAGTAAAAAAAACTGTAATAGAAATAAAATCAGATTTGGATTTAGCTGGTAATTTAGTTGATAAAGATGATAGATACTCAGCTGCGCCTTATTCTGCTTTTGCAATATATTTAAAAAATCATAGAATGATTTTTGTGCCGAACCAAAAGGGAAGTCCTACGATAAAAACATTTTCAGCTGTTGTAAAATATGTGTTATCTCAGTATATTAAACAATATAATGCAGAGCAGGATGATGAGTGTAAATATTTACCGTATCC